AATCAACTTGTAGGAGTCCTAAAATACAGTAGATAATATTTATATATAAAATAAAGAAAAACCATGGCTGAAAAACATAAGAGCAAATACAAAGCACCTGAAGACGAAGCAAAGTCAAAAACACCAGAACCCCGTAAAGATATGAAAGATTATGTAGGAGAAGAAGCTCCTAACATGGTACCTGGTGGAGTTAAAGGTGTTGTTCCAAATGTACCAAGAAAATATGCTACAGAAGTAATTGACAACGTAGAAAACATGGTACCGGATATTAAAGAGCGTTTATACAAAAAAATAGAAGAAGGTGAATATTCAGCTGAACATGCTCGCAAAGTTTTTGAAAAATTACAAATTGAAGATACAGATGGTTTCTTGGAAAAATTAGAACGAATCGATCATGGTGCAATTACTAATTCAATGGTAGAGCCAGAGAACGAAGAGAAACTACAGGAACGTGTTGATAAATTGTCTGAAGAAAACAAAGAACGATTAATCAGAGAATATGTTCGTAGAAAAATTGCAATAATGATCCGCGAACAAGCAGAAACAGAAGATGCTGCCGAAGAACCAGCACCAGCACCAGAACCTGCGCCAATTCCAGAACCAGAACCAGCACCAGCACCAGAAACACCTGCTCCCGAAGCAGAAACTACTGCAGCAGAGCCAGCAGCTCCTGTAGCCGATGCTCCAAAAGAACAAGGACCAGCTCAGATATTTCAACAAGATATATTAAACAAAGTTAAAAATTCAAAAAATCCAGCTGATGCAGTAACATCGATATTTTTGAACATGATGAAAAACACATTAACAAAAGTAGAGGCAGAAACCGGACAAGAGATTGATCCAACGTCAATGCGAACAGACATGATAATTTGGATGAAAAACAATGGCATTCTATAAAATATAATACATGGCAAAAAAGAACAAGTTACAAAACATTAAAGCCGTTCAACAAATGATTGACGGCACCCACAAGTTCCAAACCAAAAAAACAGTAGGATTTTCAGACGCAGAATCTGCAGCAAAAAAATCAGCTACACATGAAATTGGGGACATATGGGAAGAAGTAGATCCAGTTACTGGAATAGTTACAATTGTAGAACAACGAGACGGATTTAGAATTAAAAAATCTAAGAACTCAGATGCATTGCAACAAGCAAGAGATTACATTAGATCATTTCCTAAGTGTCGCAAAGAATCATGCACCTGCTTAAAGCCCCATCCATTAGATGAAACAATGCGTAAAGCAAATGGTATGTGTTTTGATTGTACCATAGAAATGGAACATGAACTCAAAAAAGAAGGCAAGTATCATGAATACACAAAAGAAAAAGTTCGGGCAAATGCATTAGCTTGGTTAAGAGATGCAGAACAAGATGTTGAAATGTTAAAAAAGGCATATACCGAAGCATCTAAAGTTGTTGTGAATTCTGATGGTTTAACAGAAGATATGCAAGCACAAATGACTCCAGAAGAATTTCATGAAAAAATAGAAAAAGGATTCCAGGAATATAAAAAGGAATTCATGGCAGAACTAGATAAAAGAACATTACCAAATGGAAACGATTAAAAAATATTGGAAATACATTGCAATCGGAATTGTTGGTTTATTTACCATGATTATTTCGATAATTAAACTGTCTAATAACAACAAATTAGATAAAACAGAAGAACAACTAAAAGACAATGATGCTGAGTTAAACAAATTAAAAGGTAAATCTGAGCGAGTAACTGAAGAAAAGAAAACAGTTAAAAAACAAGTGACGGACAATAAAAAGAAAGTTACTGAATTAGAATCAAAAAAGAAAACGGCTCCTAAGAAAAAAAGAACTACATCACAAAGTAAAAACAATATTATTAATAAAACTAAACGTAAATGAAGTATATCATCTATACGATATTTTTCTTAAACAGTTTAACGGTTACTGCTCAAACAGATACATGTTTTACTGAATCTGAAATACATGCAATATCAGAAACATTGGATTCATTATATTATATAGATTCAGTTAACGCGAAAATAATTAACACGCAAAAAAATATTATATCTCAATTAGAACAAATTAATTATTTAGATTCATTGCAATTATCATATCATTCAAAACAAATTGCAATTCTAGAAGAAAACATTGAAATATATGTAAAGCGTGAAAAAATGCTTAAACAAAAGTGGTATCAACATCCCGCACTTTGGTTTACCGGTGGTATAGCTGCAACGCTATTAACTGGTAAAATGATAGTAGCTATAATACAATAATATGGCAGAAAAGAATTTAAAACAGATAATTCAAGAACAATATGTTCGGTGTGCAAAAGATCCTATCTTTTTCATGCGTAATTATTGTTATATTCAACATCCTAAACGAGGAAAGATCAAATTTAATCTGTATGAATTCCAGGAAGATGCATTAGCAGAACTCCGAGACAACCGATACAACATTATATTAAAGTCACGTCAGTTAGGTATATCAACACTATCTGCAGGCTTTGCACTTTGGAGCATGTTGTTCAATGAAGATTTCAACACACTTGTTATCGCAACCACACAAGAAGTAGCAAAAAACCTAGTAACCAAGGTACGGGTAATGCATGATAATCTTCCAAGTTGGTTGAAAGGAACAATTGAAGCTGACAATAAATTATCATTGAAATTCAAGAATGGTTCTCAAATCAAAGCAATATCCAGTGCATCCACAGGAGCACGTTCAGAAGCATTATCATTGCTAATTGTTGATGAGGCTGCCTTTATACGAAACATTGAAGAAATATGGATAGCATCCCAGGCAACCTTATCTACTGGTGGGGGTGCAATTGTGTTATCTACTCCAAACGGTTTAGGTAACTGGTTTCATCAAACATGGGCTGAAGCAGAAAGCAGCGTTAACGGATTCAACACAATTAAACTGCATTGGACGGTGCACCCGGATCGAGACAAAGAATGGCGGGAGGAACAAACCAGATTATTAGGAGAACAAGGAGCAGCTCAAGAGTGTGATTGTGACTTTATTAGTTCCGGACACACTGTAATTGATGGTGCTATACTGCAACGATATGAATCCGAATGTTCAGAACCATTAGAAAAAAGAGGATATGATAACAGCTATTGGGTATGGGAGTATCCAGACTATACTAAAAATTATATAGTAGTAGCTGACGTCGCACGTGGTGATAGTGCCGACTGGTCTGCCTTTCATGTTATCGATGTCGAAACAGTAACACAAGTTGCTGAGTATAAAGGTAAAATTCCACCTAATGATTTTGGTAATATGCTAGTAACAGTTGCAACAGAATGGAACAATGCACTGCTGGCAATTGAAAATGCAAACATAGGTTGGGCTGCAATTCAACCAGCTCTAGACAGAAACTATGAAAATTTATTTTATACATATAAAGATGATGGGTATGTAGATTTAGAAGTACAACTCATGAAAGGTTATGATGTAAAAGATAAAACTAAAATGGTACCGGGTGTTTCCACAACAAGCAGAACAAGACCATTAATGATATCTGCATTAGAAATGTATATGCGAGAAGGATCACCTAAAATACGCAGTAAAAGATTAATACAAGAAATGTTTGTGTTTAAATGGCAAAACGGAAAAGCACAAGCAGAAGTAGGCTATAACGATGACCTTGTTATGAGTTTCTGTATCGGATTATGGTTACGTGATACATCATTAAAACTCAGACAACATGGTATTGAATTGCATAAAAAAGCAATTTCACAATTCACAAAAACAAATGGAATTATTTCAACCAACGGTCGTAATAACACTGATACCGGTTGGAAATGGAATAACGGTTACGGTGATGAAGATCTAACTTGGCTGATCAAATAAAACACCACTGATCTTTGCCAAGTTATATTTATATAAAATTAATATAATCAAAGTATGGCCACATTAAGAAGAAGATTACGGAATTTGTTTCGTACCAATGTTATTGTAAGAGCATATGGTAAAGACAAATTACGTGTAGTCGACACAAACAGATTACAATCATCAGGAAATCTAGTAGGAAGTAAAATAGCCGATCGATACACTCGAATGCACGGAACAAATCGTCATTCTGTCGGAGGAATGGGTGGATATGATTCCAATTACTACATGCATCAAAACAGAATGCAGTTGTATACGGATTTCGAAATGATGGATAAAGATCCAATTATTAGTTCTGCATTAGACATATATGCAGATGAATCTACACTTGCAAATCAATTCGGAGATATGCTAACAATTAAAACTGAGGATGTTCGCATACAAAAAATACTAAACAATTTGTTTTATGACATATTAAACATAGAATTCAATCTGTGGCCTTGGATTCGTAATATGTGTAAGTATGGTGATTTCTTTTTAAAATTAGATATTGCAGATGAAATTGGAATTATTAATGCGAGACCATTTTCTAGTTATGAAATGGAACGGTGGGAAGAATTCCGAGAAGATATTGGAGATTATGAAATAGAATTTCACCATGTTTCTAATCCAGAAGAAAAATATGATGTTTTTGAAATAGCTCATTTCAGATTAATATCAGACTCTAACTTTTTACCTTATGGTCGATCCATGTTAGAAGGAGCACGGCAAGAATTTCAAAAATTGACAATGCTTGAAGATGCGATGCTTATTCATCGTGTA